GTTTGATCCCGGCCTGCTGAGCGGACCGCGCGTCAAGCGTGCGGGAGACAAGATCGTCGTTGTCGGCACGGTCGTCGCCAAAAACGACTTCGGCGGAGAGCTGACCCACCAGTACGTCGTGTCGTATCACGTGCGCGAAGGCGCCGATCCCGAGCCGCTGCTGGTGCAGCTCGACGGCGAGACGGCATGGGCGAACGCGACCCTGCTGGCGCAGATCGTCGCAGACAAGCAGGCCGAAAAAGACAAGCGTCAGGCTGAGGAGGAGGCCGAGGCACGGCAGATCGCCGAGCGGGAGGCCGCAGCCGAGCGGGAGGCCAGTTTCCGCACGTGGACGGATGCGACCGGCAAGTTCTCGGTCGAGGCACGATACGTGAAACGCGCGATGCAGACGATCACGCTAGAACGCCGGGACGGCTCGACCATTGATATCGCCCTCGACAAACTCAGTCAGGACGATCAGGAATTTGCCCTGCGCCAATAGTCCGGCAGCCCCTCGTGCACCTCGATAGACGGCAGGATCGGCCGCTCGCGTGCAACCGTGCCGACCCACTGTCGCATCTTCCACAGGCCCGCGTCGAGGCTCGTGGCGTCGTGGTAGCCTAGCAGGTCGTGGCTCCGCTGGGTCGTGCACCAGACGTCAGTCGCTTCATGTCTGGCGGCCACGTGCTCGATTGTGCCGCCGCCCATCACATCGGCCAGCACGTGCGCCGCGTCGAGTACAGACATCGGGATCGAACCGCCGAGGTTGATCGTCTGTCGGCTGGCTGCCGGACGCGTGCCAGCCAAGTAGAGCGGCCGAAGAATGTCATCAACGAACGTGAACGCTCGTCGCTGGCGACCGTCGCCGTACACCTGCATCGGCTCGCCTCGCATGTGCCGGTCCATCCAGATCCCGAACACGTTCCGGTACGCTTGCCACGGTGACTGTCCAGGCCCATAGACGTTATGCGGCCGCACCACGCACCAGTCAAGCCCGTGCTGCTCGCCGGCGATCCTGATATCGTGCTCGCAGGCTAACTTGGCCACGCCGTAGGGATCAAGCGGCCGCGGCTGGTCGTCCTCTGAGAATGGCGGTTCGCCGCTACCGTAAACTGCCGCCGAACTGGCAAACACCAGCCGCCGCACGCCGGAGCGGATGCACGCGTTGACCACCTCGGCGGTGGCCACGAGGTTAGACTGGTAGTTGTAGCACCGGACGAACGGTGACAGGCACTCGGCAGCGTAGGCGGCAAAGTGATACACCACATCCGGCCGCTCCTGCTCGATGTAGCGGTAGCTGTGGCCTCGTCCGAGCGTTAGTTCCCGCCAGGTTATGCCGGCGGGGATGTTCTGCCGCATTCCGCAGGAGATGTCGTCGATGCCGATCACCGTGTCATCGGTGTGGTCGATGATCCACCTGGCCAGATTGGACCCGATCAGCCCGGCACAGCCGGTGATGAGGTGTTTATTCGTCACGCCTGGGCCACCTGTAGATGCGAGGATCGTATGGCGAGGGAGTCGGGTATTCTGTCGCGGGCCACGGCTGAAAGACCGTGGCAGCCTCCTGGTGGCTCACGATACCGCTGAGCCACGCCTCCGCCCCGTAGCGGTCGCATGGGATGTTTCGCCAGTCCGACCCGAAAATCGCATCATGGCGAAACCAGAAGAACGTCCCCGCGTACAGCCATGAGCCGTGCTTGAGCCGCGTCGGGTATGGCTCCCGCAGCACACGCGACCGCGTCGGGTAGACCATTTTGTGCGTGCCCACGCACGGATGCCGCATCAGCAGGTCGCGGCACACGTGGACGTGGTCCAGCAAATGGTGATACATGGCATTTCGCCATAGCTCCGCACCGAATGCGTTGTCCTTGGTCGAGTTGCCTTTGGTGTGCCCGTAGAAGCTCGCCTCTGCTCCGTCGTGCGACTCGACCGTCTCCAGTAGTATTTCCAGGGTCGCGGCCTCGCGTAGGTCTGGATCGTTTCTCGTGGCGATAAACTCGATCTGTTGCTGGTCGTCGCGGAACTCGTGGCGGACCGTGTCGATCGTGTGGGTCGATTCGTCCATTGCCACTGCAACGACCTTGCGGCCAGTAAAAATGCCCATGCGGCGACTGAGCTGCCTGACGTTGGCTCGCCAGACGTCATTGGCTTTCGCAGGGTAAACGTGATAGAGGCAGTTGAGCCGATGAATCGCTGGCCACATGTGAGTATGCCAGGCCTTAATCCGCACTTTAGCCATTGAGGCGTCGTCCTAGATTGTTGAGTTTTTCGCGACGCTCTTTGCAGCGGCAGTCGCCACGCAGTCCGAGTCGCTGCTTGATGTGCTTGTATCGCTGCTCCGTCACGCCGCACCTGGCCAGCACGACCGCCACGCGATCACCGAGGCCGAGTTGCGGCAGTGGCTGAGTAAATCCGCAACAGCAATGCACGGGGAATAGTCGCACGCGAACCGGACCCGCTCCGCACACTGGGCATTGCCATTTGATCGGCTCGTCAAGTCGTGTCGCCACTGTCCACCGTGAATGTTGCAGAAGAACCGTCGCAGTATGTCTCAGAGCTAAGCGCGGCATCATAAGACAGCGCTTCGCCGTCCAGTGTCAAGCAGCTCGGTTTTGTGCCGCTGCTTGTCGTTGTCCACACCGTGTAATCAATGGCTCCGTTGGTAAGCAGCCATCCTTTTAGCTGATATTCACCTGGCGTACTGCTTGCCGCCGCCTGAATGTCGACGTAACTTGTTCCGCAATGGCTAACTGTGGCCACGCGAAACAGGCAGTTATCGAGCTGCGCCGAGCAAACATAGGTTCCATCGTAGCTCTCGCACGAACTGCACGTTCCGTCAGCCATGCCGCTGATTTCTACAGTCATGTACTGTGGAGCGTTGTTTCCGCTGCCCGAGCAGTACGTGCACGCACCATAGCCGGGAACGCCACAGCAGCACCGTGCAACGCTCAGCCTGTTTTGCGTTCCCACATCAGCACTCCGCACCCGTGATGACCCACTTGTTCTCGTCGCGGAAAAACTGGATGAGCAGCTCGTCGCCGCTCGTCACGCCCGTTGTGCCCTCCAGCCAATTCAGGTAAGCCGTCACGCTTTGGCTGCCGCTACCGTTGATCTGAATCGCCACGGTGCCGCTCCCGTTTGCCGCAATGTCACCGCTGGCCGTTGCCTTGACTGGTGGTGCTTCCCATGAGCCGATCCGCAGCAGAACCCATTTGGTGCCCGTCCCGGCTGGCTTGTGCAGGATCTCTGCGGCACCATAAAACGCACTGACGAGCTTGGACCCTCCGGCCGTGTCGACGTCCACGCGGTTATTGTCGGCATGGCTTACAGTGATCTCCGCCGGTGTCACGCCCTGCACCATGCATAGGCCGATCTTGCCGTTGGCAATGGTTTCCTGTGCCACGCAGAATTTTCCGAGATAGCTCGATGACATTGTCTCGCCATCGAACGCCAGTTGATTCTTAAACGTCTGCGCGTTGTCCGCGTAGGTAAACAGCGGGTCGCCAAGTCCCATTGCGTGAAAGCGATCCACGGTCGAGCCGGTGCCGTTTTTGACCGGCACGACCACACCTGCTGTCTTTGTGATGCCCGAGCTTCCGGCCGTCCGTAGCACCTGATTTTGCCGCCACGCATCGGCCACCTCAAGCAGGACGTTCCAGTCCGCCGCTCGGATCGCCAGTTGATCGCCAGGTGCTACCTTGCTCATATTTGCAGCTCGTCAAAATCGGTCCGCTCGTACACCTGTTCAACGTAGGCCGCCTTCGGCTGCTTGACGGTCATGTCGGCCGACGTGTCCTCGATGTCTTCAAAGAACACCCACAGGTAATCGTGGCCAGGCTTGGTTGTGACGGTAATGTCGCCGACCGTCAGCGACGTGGCGTTGTCGCTCACGATGAAGTTGTACGTGATTTCCGGGTCCGACTCGGTGCCTTGCCGTCCGGTGGCTCCGACAAACAGCACTTCTCCGGCAGCGAACCCAAGCCACTCCGCATCATTGACTGTGTACGTTAGCTCCTTGAGCGTGCGAACATATTCCAGGGTGATTGTGGTTCTCGGCTGGCGCTTGCGGATGCTGAACTTAAGAGCGGAGATGCCGATTTGCACGCCGTCAATCCGCGTCTCATTCGCCTCCTTGATGACGCCAATGGCTCCTTTCCATTCGGGGGCCGTCTCGCCGCTTTTCGGGTAACTCGTCGTGCCAAGGCTGACAGTGCGTGTCGTTGTCCCGCCGCCCGTGTCGAACGAAAACTCGTAGTCTCCGACGTCCAGTTCACGCTCCTCGTCCGCCGAGTCTGGATGCGTGTAGCTCGCCGTGACGTCCCAGTTGCCGCCGCCGAGGTTGTCGTAGTTGACCGTGTTAAGGACCAGGCCGTTGCCGTCGTATTCGGGAATCAGCGGCAGGATGTAGTCGTCGATTGCCTCCGGGTCGTCGCTGCCCCAAACGGCGAACACGCGTTCGGACGTCGAGCTTGTGTCATTTGCTCGCAGACTCGTGCGCGATCGGCTTTTTTCGGTGTGCGTGATTGGCATGTGTTATCCGAACACGACTGTTCGTCGCCTGGCCAGTTTTCTGATTCCGTCCGCTGTCTCTTTGGTGTTTTCTGCGGTCGAGCGAATAGCGTCCTCGGTGCGTGACTGAAACATGACTCCGGCCGCTTGTGCCGAGAATGTGCCAATGCCCTTGGCGAATGATATTGCGCCAGTGTCCGGCATGTCTGGCTTGCCTGGCGTTTCGTCGCTGGCCGAACTGTCCCTGGCCGCGACCTCGGCTGCGGCCGCTTTTGCAGTTGTTACACTCTCGGCTCGCAATGCCTTTAGGCGTTCGATCTCTGCCTCGATGTCGCTGGTGTCGAAGTTCTTTGGCTCAGTGAGGACCGTGCGTAGCTTGTCTTCGAGGTCGTCGTAATAGTCGTTAATGGCGGAATCTCGCGCCCCGGTCCGCTCCTCGTCCGTCAAATAGTCCTTCTCGCCGCTCATCATGAGCGCCACCTTGTAGCCAGCATCCGCCATCCACTTGGCAAGTGTTTTGCTGGCAGGCTTCCAAATGTCGATGATCGAGTTGATCGCTGATGACGTTGCATCAATCAGCGAATTCAGCATTTCCCCCCAGTAGTTTGTCAGCGACAGCACCATCTCTTGCCACACCTGCTGAGCCGACAGGCTGGCAATTTGCAACGCCAGTTTTATGTCACCGGCTTTTAAGGCGTCTACGATGCCGCCCCACGTCTCTTTGGCGAAGTCGGCAATTTCCGTAAACATCTGCGACAGCCCCGCGACCGTCTCTTTGCCCGCATCAGTGAATCGCACCCATGCTGCCACGCCACCGACAATAGCCGCTACAACGAGGCCAATCGGCGACAACAACACGCCGAACGCTGCCGCGACCGCACTCACTGCGGCACCGATGCCAGTAAACACAAAGCCCAAGCCGGCCACAGTTGCGCCGACTGCCATAATTGCAGCACCCGCCGCCGCTACCGCCGCAGCGATCTTGAATGCCGTTGCGATCATTGCTTTGTTTGTTTTTGCAAACGCGATAACTCGACTAACAACCGATGTTACCTTTGCGGCCATGTCGGTAAGCATTGGCGCGACCGCTGCACCGATTCGCGTCGCCACGCCCTTGAGCGTCTCTTGCAGCCTGTACATGGCGTCCGTCAGTTCTGCCGCTGACGTCGCATCTTCTTTCGATAGCGTGATGCCTAGCTTGTCGGCCTCGGCCATCACCTCTTGCAAGCCCTCTTTGCCATTGGCCAGCATTGGCAACAGTTGTGTGCCAGCACGCCCGAACACCATTTGTGCCAGTGCGGCTTTCTCCGAAGCGTTTTCTACGTCAGCCAGTGCGGACGCCGTATCGAGAAACAGTTGCTCGGTAGGCTTTAGGTCGCCTGACGCGTCCTTTGTGCTGACGCCGAGCATTGCAAAGGCGTCTGTGGCGGTCGATAGACCACGCTCCGCGTCCAGTGCCGTGCGTTGCAGTCGCCGGATGCCGGCTTCCATTGTGTTTAAATCCGTTCCGCCAATGGCTGCTGCGTGACCAATACGCGAGATAAATTCGGCCGACGTGCCTAGCCGTGACGACATCTTGTCGACCGTGTCGCCTGCGGATGCAAACGACTTACTCATGGCGGTCATTGCGCCCGTCACGCCAAGCCCAAGGCCGGCAATGCCCATGCCAGCCTTCGATAGCCCGGCGCCCCATGTGCGTATTTTGGCGCCCAGTTTTTTCAAATCGCCGGCCACGGTGCTTTTCATGGACACTCGCACAAATGCCCGGCCGGCTTCAATGTCACGTGCCATTTTGAGTGTCCTTCAAAAACAACGGCTTTAATGCGTGCAGCGACTGCTTTGTGAGTCCCGTTCCGCGCCTCGCCACAAAGTGCCTGCGTAAATCTCGCGGGACGAACTCATGAATCCCAAATGGCCGCTTTCGCCGTTTCGGATCGCGGTTTGCGTTGGCCGTCAAAGCCAGCAGGCTACCAGTCTGGCCCCAGTCGTGCACCCGTCGCCCGGCGAGCATCCAGCACATTTCCCGCAGCGTGAACGGATGCGGATCTATTCCGAGAATTCCGGCAATTTCCCACAGTCGTTGCCATGTCGTGCCAGGTGCTCGTCGAGGGACTGCTCGGCCCTGGCTGTCTCTGTCGTGATTATCTCGGCGATCTTCTCGTCCGTCAGTCGCGATTCGATCAGGCGAATCTTCGCTTCCTCCACTTTCTTCGCCGCCAGAATCTTCTTTGCGGCCGCCACCTTGCGGCCGCTCTGGAAAAAAAGCAGCAGATCCTGCATCAGTGAATCGCAAGCACGCTCGATCGTGTCGCCGGCCAGCAGCTCGCCGAACGCACCGTCTGTCACGTCGCGAGTTTCGGCTTGCGGCTGGCAGACTGCATAAAGCACGTCGCACAGCAGGATCACATCCGCGTATAGCCTGTCGACCAGGTCATCATCCGCGGCATCCGTCAGCAGCACGTCTGCCAGTTGCTTGACGCGCTTGACCGTGGTTACCGTGATTGACGTTGACCAATCGCGACCCTCGCTGTCAGTCCACATGCCTTCCTCCTAATGTGCCCCACTGCGCCGGATCATCGGTATGGCGGCCTCCCCGGCGCAGTCACCCAGGGTTGGGGTTGTGCTATGCTCCGACCTCGTACCAGTCGGGATCGACTTCCGAGCTGCTTTCCTCGTGGTAGGTCGGCTTGAGAGTAAATTCGACCTCTTCCGCCGCTTCCAGATCCTGCGAGTTCGACAGGCCGAAAATCTGACAGAACGCCCGAATTCCCTGCACGCCGCTCTCCGACTCAAGCCCATCGAGAACCGCGTACTCGTAGACAGTCCCGGCTAGTGCGGCTGCTTGCAAAGCATCGAACACCGTATCGGTGCCTTGTTTTTTGCGGTACGTGAACGTGATCTCCAGATCCTTGAGCGACGCTCTGGACTTGCGCCACGTGCTGGTGCGGCTCGACTGATCCGCCTCGCCCATCGACACGTTAAAGCTGGCGTTGATGGCTCGCGTGATGAGCGTCCAGCTTGGAGATGCGTGAGTGCCGGCATTGTAGTACAGTTTGCATTCGTTGCCGACCATCGGCCGTTCGGTAAGTGCCATGCCTTTGTCCCTCGTTCTGCAAAATATGAGGCCGCAGGAGCAAACTCCCGCAGCCTCCATTGCAGGCCACGATGGCAATGGCATCTTGCCGATGATCAGTCGGCTTCAGCCTACGCGTGACTGCGGTCGATCACAGCCACGGCCTCGGTTGTGATGCTATCTAACAGATCCCTTAAACTGTGGGCCAATTTTCGGCAAAGCCTCTTCCAAACTCGGCCCCATAAATGGTCGTCTCGGGTATCGCTCGCCTTTGTACTTGCCGCCAAACTCGTGCGCTTTTCCGACGTCCTCCACCATTGAATAGACTGGCCCGACGACGACGGCTGCTTGGTCGCTCGTCATCGCGTACCGGATCGCCCGCCGTAGCTGGCCTCTGCGAGTGTGCGGCGGCTGCCCCGGCGAGCTTGGCTTGGTCTTCCGACGGCGCCCTCTCCCGCCTCCTGCCGTCGGCCCTCGCTTGATCTTCGCCTTCGCGATTTGACTGATCGCATACCCGACGCTTCGCAGGCTGCCACTTGCGGCACGCTCAATCGCTTTCAGTAGCCGCTGCTCACGCAGTCGCACTCGGGTTTCAAAGTCAACTCGCATCCATCATCACCGCGTAAGTCGCTCGGAAAATTCCGGTGTATTGCCTATTCTGCCGCAGGTGCTCCGGCACCCACGGATAACGGAACTCATTGCGTATCCACGCAGCCGCCGCCTTATCCGTCAGAGTGCGGTTGCTCGGGTCCGCCAGTTCCTCGGCGATCTCTTCAAGCAGGCCAATATACGCTTCGATCTGTGCTGTCTTGATCTTGCCTTCGCCATCGTGTTCCGCAGTGCCGAACCGATACCGTACCGCCACATCGACGCCGACCTCATATCGCAGCGAATTCCGCGAGTCGGCCTGCTGCGTGAGCGATGCCGCCACGATCGCCACGTCCAGCGTGTCGATGTCCTCAAGGACGAGATCTGTGTCGTATTGCAGCGTCGGCGTGAAGCTGAGCGTGTAGCTCCCGGCCGCGATCTGCGACCGCACCGCGTCGGCTGTGTCGTGCAGTGTGGTCATCCCTTGATGTCGCAGAGCAGTTGTATCGCGCCGATCTGAGCAATAACTGCCGTGCCGGTTGCCCCGTCTTCGTATGCAACCGCGATACGGCAATCGAGCACGTCGCCGGCCGTCAGGCCGGTCGGCGTGATCGTGAAGTCGTAATCGGCGTCCGTTAAATTGTTAATGTCCTGTGCCGCTGTCGAGCAAAGGTCACTGCCGATGCCCGCCTCCTCGTCGCTCTTGTATGCGACCAGATCGAGCGTGCAGGCCGTGTCTGCTACGGTCGTCTTCATGCCTGCGTGAAATCGCAGCTTGACCGTCTGTCCGGCCACGTACTCGACCGGCAGCGCCACCTGAAAGCGAGCATATCGCGTCGAGGTCGTCGCCTTGACGTCGCCGGTCGTGATGCATGGCGAGTCGGTGGCCCATGTTCCGCCATCCAGGCCGAGGTCATCGTTGGCTGCCGTGCCGGGCAAATTGGTCGCGATCGCATCCCACGTGCGAAGGTTGACCATCGGGACCGTAAAAGCGGCCAGTGATTCCTGTGTGAGCGTTGATCGCGGGATTGTCGGCATGTCGCCGTCGACCGTCAGATCGCCCGCAACTCGCAGGTCGCCTTCTATTCTCGCTGCAGTCGACATATAGCACCTCTCAATTGATTTTCTTTGTGTGGACGGTCAGCAGCACGCTGTCAGGGTCGACCGGCTCGTAGGCTGCTTCGGCCCCGAGCGGCATCACCTCAAACGTCCGCTCTGTCCCGCCAATCGTCTCTTTGATCGTGTCACCGGCTCGCGGTGTGATCGTCGTCCCGCCAACGACAAGGTCGGCGGCGTGTACGACGTAGTCGCGACTTGTCACAACTGTTACGATGCCGTCCGTGTCGATCACCTCGTAGCGATGCATTGACGCGGTCGCGGTAATGCTGACCGACGACTGGCCGCGATAGTACGTGACAGACAGGCCGCAGTGATCCTTGAGCTGGCCACCGAGAAACGCCACGCCATCCTGGAGCATGTTAGTCATCGGCGTCGCCCTCCTGCTCCCATGACTCCCGCAGCCGCCTGGCTCGCTGCACGATCGCCTCGTCGTGTTGCTGGTATTTGTCCCATCGGAAGCCACATTGCTTGCACACGCCGGGAGCCTCGTCGCTCATCTCTTGGCCGCACACGTCGGGCAGCATTTGCCGCCACGACGCCGCGATCTTTTCGAGTGGCGTTGTGTGGATGTTGCCAAGCGTGCCCTTGCCCTGCCAGTCGTAGCAGCAGATGTGGGAGTTGCCGAAGTTGTCGAAGATCAGCTCGACAAACGGTCGCAGGCACGCCATTCGCTCATGCTCGGGTTGTGGAGGAATGCCGACCAGCCGGTCATCCAGCGGGGCATCGACCAGTGTCGCGTCCACGCCGGCCGCCTCAAGTCGTTTGAATCCCTTCTCGCTTTGTGGTCCGTAATTGCTCACGACAATCTGCCTGAATTGCTGAAACCGCGTGCAGTCCTCCGGCACGAGCGTCCCATTAGTCCAGAGAATGAACTGAGCCGTCGGCACCCGCCACTTGATTTCGCGCATGAGCGTGAACATGCGCTTCATTTGCAAGAGCGGCTCGTTGTAGTAGATCCAGCCGATCATGCCGGTAAAGCCGTGCTTTTCATAGGCCTCGACCGCCGTGGTAACAATCGTCTCGTCGCTCATTTCCATCGACGCGTCGAGTGATGCGTACCGCTTTGGCGACAAGTTCGGGCATTTTTCGTGGCAGCTCGAAAGGTTGCAACGCGTGCCCAGCTCGAACTGGATCATTTGCAATGGCCGCAACGGCTTGACGTCAAGCTCTGCTCGCCACTTGTAGGCCGTGTCTTCGTCGCCGTCGACATAGGTTCCGTGCGGTGTGTACGTGCCCCATGAATGATGGCCTGTGTGGATCAGCTTGACGCGGCTCGTGATGTACGTGTCGCGGATGCCACGCTCCCACAGATCGCGAGAGAACAGCCAGTCTTCGCTTTGCCGCTGGTGCCTCCACCGGCCGTCCTCGTCACGCGATGCACGCGTGGGGAACGCGAAGTACATGTCCAGTTCGCCAGCCTCGTTCGTGCGGTGGAACACCGGCCAGCGGAGATCTGCGACCCAAAGGCAGGTATTGTGCAGGAGCGGCCGGTCTGGATAGCCGGCCTGCACGTTATTGAATGTCTCCGGCAATTCGTTGAGCACTTCACGAATTGTGAATCGGCGCCACGGCATCCACGGGTCATCGAGATCACAGATACCGCTGGACGTCACGCCGCGGCCATCCTTGATCGGCGAGACGGTAGACACGAGAGCGGCGTTGTTCCGCTCCATTTCCTCGATCAGCACATCAAGCCACTTGACGCTCGGGTCCGGCGTGATGTCGCCGTGCAGCATGGCAAAATGCGTGATGTTGCCGTCTTCGTATTCGTTGTGAGCGTCCGCCCATAACATATTGAAGTCCTCGACGCCCGAGAATCCGAAGCCGGCGTTTCGCGGGATCGCTTCGTGCTTTGACGTGCTGCCGACGATCCCGGTCATGGTGCCCCAGCAAAACTGCTTGCCAGGGACTGCAAGATAAATACGATACCGATCTGATTGTGACATGTGCTTGGCTCCGCACTAAGCCGCCGAGGCGAGTGAGTGCGGTCACCCGCCCCGACGGCAGCCCCAAAGGGTAAAGGTAACGATCACGCAACGTCGGTCGCGGCGTGCAGCCCGTACCAGGCGTTCGCGCCCTCCGACCAGTAAATGCCGACGCTGTTCGCTGCCACGGTGATGGCATTGTTGGCGCCTTTGTTATTGACCTGCTTTCCAGTGGGCGGGTAAATCAAAAGTGTCTTGTCGGTCACCAAATTGATCACCATGCACTGGGCGCCGTCCACACAAGTCGGCAACTGCACGCCCTTGGCGTTGTCGCTGGCGGCCACAAGATTCACGCCTTCGCTCAACGCACCAGCCGTGGCAATGTTGCCGCCTGCCGCATTGACGCTCGAAAACGGAATACGCGGCATCTTGCCGAGCGTCAGGCTGGCGGCGTTGGTGCCGATGGTAATGGCGCCCTTGGTCGCACCGGTGCCGCTGGAGTCGATCGTGAGCGCTCCAGCCGTGCCATTGGTGCCGTCGCCGGCACCCGACAGAATGCTGATGGCTCCACCAGTCCCACCGACTGCCCCGGCTGCACCACCGGCAATCGACACGGCGCCGCCGTTGCTCGTCCCGGTTCCTCCAGCGCCACCAGTTACGGTGATGGCGCCGCCCGTCACGTTGGCGTTGCCCGCGGCACCCGCCATCGCAATGGCTCCAGCGTTCGTGTAACCGGTGATCGCCAGACTGGAGTCGCTGCCGGTGATGTCGTCGGCCGTCACGCTGCCGGCGATGGTCGCCGTTCGCTTGGCTGCGGTCAACTTCACGCGGACGTGCGTGGCAGTATTGGCAGCATTGGACGTGCACACGCCCATAATGTTGCCGCTGGCGTTGTCGGCCGCGCCGGTATTGCTGCCCACGCACGTAGCCGACGAGTTCCAGTAGACGGCGTCGCCGGCCGTGAAAACGTCGCTGGTCTTCGGTACGTCGAACACGCCTTCGGTGGCCAGGCTGCCGAGCGTGTTGGCCGTGATGGCCTGCGTGGCCACCATCGGGATCGAGCCGACCTCGACCACGTCACCCGCAGTGACATTGCTGGTCGGCGTGTAGTCGATTGCATCGCCGCGGCTGGTGATGCGTTTCGCTGGAGTTTGAGTCATCGTTTATTCCTTCTGAGGAAATCGGTAAATCGTAAACGTGGCCACGCCACGCGTTAACGCACCAACTAGGCCTCGGCAGCCACCGAAGCACGGTATTCGGTCATGTCGGCCCCGAAGTCGTGGTAACCGCGAAATTGGATGCCGAGCGTTTCAAAGTCGGCGTCGGTGCTTTCGATCGTCGGCGACTGCTGGCCGTTGAGGAAGCACATGGTGGCAGAAGCCAGCACGGCCGGATCGGCCAGCAGGTACCACGTTGTGTCGCTGTAGCCGGTGTAGGAACTGTTTCCGAGTTCCGGCACTACAATAGGCACGAACTTGTTGTAGTAGATGTTGTTCGTCGGGTACTTCGTGCTTGCGGTCGTGTTGCGCATTTCTCTCGACGTGTACAGTTCCGCAGCCGTTGCCTCTAGCGCTGGCGGAACGAGCACCTTTACCGGCTCCATGTCCAGCAGGTTGCCGTCCGAATCGGACATGTCGCGAAACGCCTGGATGGCCGTGGCCAGCCCAGACGACCCGAGCGACGAACTCGTGACCAAGTTGCCACGGGCTGCCGTCCAGAAAGCCGCGCCGTTGTACGCGGCCAGCCAGGCCGTCCAGAACACCTTGCTGAGCTTCTGGCTTGCACCACGCCCCAACCGATTCCGGAGATCGTCGAAGGCTCCGAGATCGTCATTGATGATGTCGGTTCGCGTGAGGGCCGCCATGCGGGCATACGTCTTCGCCTGCATGGTGTACGTTTCCTGGCCCAACGTCCCGTGTTGAATCTCGCCAGCCGGCCCAAGCTCCTCGTATTCGAGGTCGGCAGTCATGCGGTAGGCGGTGACTTGCTTGAAGTCGCTGACGGACTTTACTGACGCCACCTCGCGCCACTTCTGCGGCCCGGCCATGAAGCCTTCGAGCAGGATCTTGTTGCCCGTGCTCGACAGCATGGTTGTAATCGAATGCACGGAAAACGCAGCCTTAATCACTTCGCGGCAGTTGCTCGCCGTAATCTTCATGCGGCCGTCGTACCCGCCTTGACGCGCAAAACTCAGCAGCACTTCCTGGATGCCGATCCCGCGATAGTACTTATCGGCGGCCTCAAGGACTTCCGGCTTGAAATACTTCTCTGGCTCTTGAATGCCGGCCGACATGCTGAACGCCGCCTCGATCGCTTCAGGCGAGCCGTCGCGAGTGCTGCCGTGGATGGCCGGACCTTTCGGCATTTCGGCCTTAATCAGCGCCACGTCCGCGTCCGCCCTGGCCTTGACCAGTTCGACCTCAAGTCGCGTCGCCGGCCACTCCTCGTTGAGGGCCTGACTTTTGAGTTCGGCCGCTTTCTGTCCGGCCGACGCCTGGATCTCGGCCAGCTTGGCAGGGTCAATCTTGCCTGCGTAGCTCGCGGCCTTGGCCTGCACGTCGGCCACATGCTTCTCGTAGGTGAGCACGCACGCGGACAAATCAAACGCGGGCGGCTGCACCGCTGGAGGAGATGACGCCCCGCCCGCGTTAATGTCGCCGCCGGCCTGCTTCGCGGCGGCCTGCACCTCTTGGTCGTACTTCTCGCGCAACTTGGCGATCTGGTCGTCCCGCAGTTCGTCCAGCGCCAAACCCATCGCCTCAATCCACTGCTCGAATTTCATGTCGGAATCCTTATTTTTTGCGGCACTGGCCGCGACTTTGGCACTCGTTCGGCCGTCGGCCGCGACCGCCACGAAGCTCACCTCGCCTAGAGTTGACTTGCGGGCCACGTACAGCGGCCCGGTAAACGACTTGCCGTTAACCTCCGTTTTCACGTCCTCGCCGACAAATTCCATTTTGTCGGGCTGTGCCCCCACGGAAGCTTTCCACGGGAAGCCGAGTTTGCTGCTGGCCTGCACTTGCTCGGCGGCTGCTGAAGCCCCCGAGATTACGCCTGACAGCTTCAAGGCACTGTCGCCGATCTGCACATCGTCAGCGTGCCCGACGATCTGTGCATGGTCATGGTTGGCCAGGATCGGGATTGGCGAGCGTGCCGTCATGCCGGACAGGTCGATCACCACCGGCGGCCCATAGGCGGACACCTGCATGGCGCCGCCCGTGTATGCGGTCATCGTAAACCGCTTTGGCTTTGTTTCGCCGTCGTCGCCGGCCGCCTCGATCCACTCGACGGACGCGAGGTCGGTGGTCAGTGTCCCGATCTGCCTTGCGGCCTTGATCATGCGGGCCTTGCGACGCCGCTCACTCTGCTTGCTCATCGTCCGTCCCCGTATCGGTGTCCTGCGTGGCCGGCAGCGTTCCGCCGCTCTTTGGTGCGAGGCACGCTTGCAGAAGAATGGTTCGCATTTGGTCTGGTGTCACGCCGTAGTCATTGGCCATCGTGACGAGCTGGTCCTCAAAGTCCATGCCCGCCTCAGCGTAGATTTGCGTGGGGCACGCCATGCCGTTCCTGAGCCGCGTATCAGTGGCGTTGGCCTCTGCCTGAATGTCCGCCACCGGATGGCGTGGCCAGTCCCAGACGTGATCCGGTGGGTCGTTTGGGTCTGCGTTCCATCCGTATTCCGCGACAGCCAGCTCCCACCAGCGATCGAACAGCGGGTCAAGAACCAAATCGTCCGCGTCGCTGCGTTCGATGTCGAGCGTGCCGAAATAGGTCTGGTGATCGAGCCGGCCGGACGCGTAGTTGTAAGAGGATGAATCGCAAGCCGCGAGGTTGTACGGCATGTTCTTCGGCCGGGCCTGCTCGTTGATCTGCGACCGCAGGAACGCCTCGTACTGTGCGTTTGGGTGCTCGGCCCTGAGCTGCTGGAGATCCCAGCCCATCGGCAATGCGGCCATCATGCCCTTGGTGATCTCGATCTCCGAGAATGGCTGAGCCGCGTCGGCTCCGTCGTCCGGCGTCATGAGCGTCTTGAGCAGCGCCGAGTAGCTCGCGGCCGTCTCGGCTGATGCGATCGTGGCTTCTCGCCAGCGACGGGATGCCGCGCCGGTGTTGAGCGTGGAGCGAAATTCAGGCACGCCGCGGTGAGCGCCCGGCCTTCGCAGTGTAAACCAGTGCAAGATCCACTTCGCCGGCACTTTCTCGGGCTGCTGGTTGTATCCGTTCCATTCGCTGCCGGGGTGGTACGGCAGGACGTCATACCAGACCGGATTTCCAAAGTCGTCAAAGCGGATGCCGTCGATGTAGCCTTCGGTCGCAAACGGCATGTAAGGCGACTGGCACTGTTCAGTCTCAAACAGCACGACGTCCATCTTGACGCGGTGCCTTACCTTGGCGTTTTCCCGCACGACGCCGAATGCCTCGCCGTCCTGAACGCGTGCATGAGCCATTGCCCACAGTTTGCGCCGCAGGTGTACCGCCTTTGCCCATCGCCGCCATGTGATCTCGACGGCCTGGTCGAACCCCTCGATGTTGCTCTGCATTCGCAGGTTGGGGCCTGTGCCGACAAGATAGTTGGCGTGGGTCTGCACCATGCCATCGGCAAAGCCGTTGTTGGCTACCTCGTACCGCGACCGCTTCACCAGTTTTTCGCGGACCGCAATCGAGTTTGCCGAGTCGGCGTCAAGCGAATCGGCGTTGGCCCAGTAGTTCTTCATCCAATCCGAGTCTTGAGCTGCATCGTAGCGAGCCGCGATGTCGCGACGTGGCGTGATGCTGACGGCCCGAAACTGCGACAGTGGCACGCGCGGCTTGCCGTTTTTCGATGGCTTCTTTTTTGTCGCGGACTGTGCCACTAGCCGGCCCCTGGGAAGACTTGCTGGATGAAGCGGACGCCGAAATGGTTGCGCGAGGCAGCCGTCGAGGACTTGCCGTGACGATCCGCCTCGATCTGGTCCTGGATGCTGTGCTGTTCGACGGACTGGTTGCCGACCTGCACGCGTTTCGGTCCGCGGGCGTTTTCGTCGATGGCGTCTGATACAGTTGATGGCGTGGTCATTAGATGCTCCTAATCTGCATCTATACCACCTGTCTTGTATTTGTCAGTAGCAATCTGACGTGTTTTTGGCACTGCCGCAAAGATAGTTCCATATGTGGAACGCGCTACGCTTGACGCTCGACGGTCGTGATAAGATGACCGCAATTTCGGCACTCGCGACGCCTGAGAATGCGAGCGTCTTTGGGTCTGGTGTAATAGACCCTGAAGTTGTGGCAGCCGCACTTGGCGCAGACAAAGCCGCTGCGAGCATCGCCCGCAAGTTCCTTGAGGCTCGGTCTGTTGGTGGCGTTGTCGGTCATCGCTTGGCCATTGATGATAGAGAGGGACGTGCCCCGACTGCGGCCGCCTTCGTGGTTCGCTTCATGAGCGAGATGCCTTTCATGCTCGCCGCCACGCATGACATGTAACTGGCGTCCAGCCAGTGGTTATTGGCACTCTTGCTTTTCCATCGTCGCTGCAACGTGCCCTTAACGATTTCCTCGACTTCGACCTCGCTGGTGATGTGTCGTGCGTAGCTGTGATGGGCTTTCTGGTCGTGGCTGAGCCGCTTGCTGTTTTCGCCACCCTCGCCCCACATAAACAGGCATCCCGGCTGATCGGTTTGTGTCATCCAGCGGTCATGTTCCCACGCCTTCCACTTGTCGGCGTCCATGCACACAAGCCAGACGTTCCCGTGTCGCTTCGACAGAAACCAGCCGTCGCCGGGCCGCTTGTCGCGGTTGCTGCGGACCGGCACGGAAAACCGCGTCTGCACACAGCCGCTGGATTTGCCGAAGCCCATTGACGGCATGACGCCGACGCCTGCCTCTTTGGTCGCGTGATATACCGCATCGGTTCGCCAGCCGGCATCGACCAGTGTCATTTCGATCGGCATAATTTCGCCGTCGAGTGTCATGTACTGCGTGTCACGTGCCTCGATGAGCCTCGCTTGTATGGCTCGTGCGATTGCCACGTCGACACCCTCGTCGCTACCAGCGATTGTGCCGTGGACCTCATGGACGCCGTAGTCGACCACATAGCCGGTCGCGTCCGGTCGCCACGCACGGACCACCCAGTGCAGTGCCACCTTTCGCACGTCGATGCCTTGCGTGAGCACGGTACAGCCTGGCGGGATGATTCCCCGCTCATATCCGCTGACCTGAGTTTGCACGCGATAAGCCGTGATGCCGGACTCCATCGGCCCGGCCTCCTCGGGTGGATCGTTCTGGTACTCGGTGTCAAATGAGTCGCGGCCGATGTCGGCGATCAGATCGTAGACGTATTGGATCGTTGACACCTGATGCCGCGATCCGTCCGGCAGTTTCTCGTCGAGGAACCGGCGCGAATTGGTGACCTGGACGCCCTCGTCCATTTGCTTGCGATGTGCCAGATAGTAGCCGTGAGCGTCGCGGCTGAATTTGTCGCCGGTGGCTTGCCCTGCTCGGCGACGCGCGATGTACTCGTCCCACAGTTCGGTGTGAGCCGGCCATTGGTCGACCAGTCGCATCCGCACGCCGTGCCAGCTTGGCTTTTCGTCGGGATCGGTGTATTTGGCAGACACGCAGACGCGGTTCATGAGCGTGGTAAGCATGACGCGAGCCAACCGCTTGTTCTGGCCGGCCAGCCCGGCAATGTCCTGGTCAATCTTGCGTTCCATTTTCTCCCGCTGCCGCTCGTCTGGCGACTCAGCGATGTCGCGGGTTTCCGGGTCGTCGATCACCGCCAGGTCGGGCCGCTTGGCGCCGTACCGCAGGCCACGCACTGCCGCATCGAGGCCGCGCGTGGCAATGATGGCTCCGTTGGCGCGGCTGTGCTTGGCTTTGAGCGTCGGCAGCACAACCTGGCGACCAGCCCATTTGATCCGGCTGCGGCACTCGGCGACGTATTCTTTGCCGATGTGGCCGTGAACGAGCTGGCCATTGCATCGGTTGGGCAGTCCGTCCAGTTCGCGGATCGGTCCGCAGACTTCCTGGTAGTCCTCGTGCAGCCGGTCGTTGTCTTCAAGATGGCCCTTAATGTTGCCCAGGATTCGCTCGGCGTCAGGCCCGGTTGCAGCCAGGATCAGCGGGAACGACAGAATGCCGGTGAGCACGCAATAGAGCACGACACACTCCGTTATTGTCGTTTTCCCTTCGCCGCGTGGCGCCGCTATGGCCTGGTCGCCGCCGTACCGCGCAGCGTGCAAGATCGCCTCGGCCATCTGGATCTGCTGGTCGGTCAGCGGATTAGTGAAGACGTCGGCGAAATAGTAGCGGAGCCAGCGGACAATGTCTTTCTCGTGTCGCTTGCGACGCCGGAGGGAATTGGCATTGACGGCGATCTCGATGAGGCGTGATTCCGACCGTGCACGCCGCTTGCGGTCGGCGTCTCGCTGTCGTTCGGTGCTCACGTTTGCGATCATTCATTCTTCGGCTGCTGCCTACCACCCGGTCGGACGGACTCTCTCGGCCTTTCGATCGACCGCGGAAAAGAAC